ATCATAAGAAGCTGCTGGCAGGTACGCATAAGCTCGACGATTTGCAGAAACTTGTTACTGGGATTCGCGCATGGCATTACGCGCAGACGTTGCCGTGGTCAGATGGTGGCTCACGCCTACTACCCATGAAGAACTTCTTTGACTACAAGGCGACACTCAATGACCTTGAGACGCAGTTCAATGAGGCGGTGGAAGCGTTCCTAACTGACTATCCAATACTTGTATCCGCAGCGGCGTTTCAGTTGGGTGACTTGTTCGATTCCGAGGAGTATCCAAATGCGGATAGGTTGCGCGATAAGTTCCGGTTCCGGTTCGTGTTCCTGCCCGTGCCTGACGTGGGCGACTTCCGTATTGATATTAACGAGCAGCACAAGGCGGAGTTGAAAGCCCAATACGAATCGTTTTATGAGAACAAGTTGTCAGAAGCAATGCAAGACGCGTGGGCCCGGCTTCACGAATGTTTATCCAAGATGAGCGAGAAGCTGGCGAACGCACCATCGCCGAGAATGACTAAGGACGGTGAGGTGTACACACAGATATTCCGCGATTCGCTGGTGACTAATGCGGTGGAGTTGTGCGAGTTGCTGACCAAGCTGAACGTGACGAACGATACCAAGTTGGAGAACGCACGTAAGACGTTGGAGTCGTTGATCGTAGGCGTGTCGCCCAAGGACTTGCGTGAGGATGAACACATGCGGTTGGATGTGAAGTCGAAGGTTGACGAAATCCTGAGCATGTTCTGATAATAAGTTAACACCTGTTAATAAGGAGAGTGCGATGTTAAATTTTGTTAATCCCGAAGATGCCGAAGGCCAAGAGATACTGAGTATCGTCAAAGAGTATCGCAAGTCGCAAGTAAGCCGGTTCCCTGTCGATGTTAAGTTCGCGCGGCAGTACGCGCAGTTCTACGACACTCGACATCCAGAGAAAGCAATCGCTACAGTCTTTCGTGGCATGGATGGCAAGAATAAGGAGTACTGGGCGATTGAGTCTCGGCTGATACATGTGGGTAGGTTTACTGGGTCGCGCAGACATCAGAAACACACCACAGATGTAAAGAAGTTGCTGCGTTACATGCAGGACTACATTCGCACCGTGACTGTTTCAGAAATTGCGGATCGGTGGCATAGAGATTTTAAATCAGCAATTCGAGATTGGACGTACTCAGCAGACAGACTTGTTCGTGATCATTGCACGGTATCGAGAGACGAGTTAATGCAAGAGATACTCCGACTGCAAGCAATTGGCTACACGCCACAGACAGCGAGGTTTGCCCATATCGTTCAGTCGGGTATACCAGCATGGGAAGAGAAGGTGCGGCGTGAGTCACGCAAGGTGATGCAGGTGTACGTGCATCTGAATACTGATGATACGGTCGAGGTGTTCTGCCCTGACAAGTTGGGGTACGCAGGTATTCAGGAAGGCAACAACTTCTTCCAATCGCTTGACGATACCCCAGTCGCCATACGACAACAAATTGCCATGTTACGCATGATGGAGGCGAAGGTGTTCGTTCCCGAGGTTGGTGTGCGGGTCACCGATACAGGCTATTGGATCGAGGTGATGGGCGAATAAAATTTTTGTTGTGGGGCTTGACAATGTTCAAGTATATTTATAAATTACAGCCACAACGAGGATTATTATGGATCGAAGATTTGTTATCTGGGTAACTATGGACGAGCGCGGCGATTCGATCAGTATCGTTGCGCGAGATAACGAGTCGCTTGAGAACGTAACCATCAAGGAGTTTCACGGTGCGCCTAAATTCATAGTCGAGCGGTTCGCTATGCTTAAGTTAACAGATGTTAATAAATCTGATAAAGGAGAATTTATAGGGAGAAGGCTGCAAGACAACATAATCATCATCTACATTACATACGACGAATTTCAACAAATAAAGGAAGAGTGCAAATGAAAAAGAAAATCTCAGTTCGTGACGCAGTTAGCCTTGCCATTAAAACGCATGGTGGGCTAAAGCCTAAACAACTTGTCAATATCACTGGCAAGCCAGCAGCGCAGGTGTATACCGCCGTCAGTAAGATGGTTAAGGATAACTACCTGAACAAGACCAACACAGGACATTTAGTGCTTGCGAGTGCGCCAGCGTTGACCGCCATTAAGCCGACGATTAGTACGGTTGATAGCGTGGATATGGACGCCAAAGCCGCTAAAGAACTGGTCGAATCGGTTACTCGCGGTAGAAAGAATACTGACGTCCGTGCGCTAGAAAGCCGACTTGCGGCGGCACGAGCAGAAGTGGACAACCTGCAACACAGGTTGCAAGAGCTGACAATTAAATACTACGACACGCTTGCGGTCTTGAAGTATTTGGAATCTAAGCTCACCATCACCAAGCGCAACTAACCATGCCAACACCTGAGAGTAAAGTTAAGGATAAGGTGAAGAAGTTACTAGCTGCGCATGGAGCTTACCACTTCATGCCAGCTACGCATGGCTACGGATCGTCGGGAGTGCCTGACATTGCAGCGTGTCTGCATGGTCGGTTCATTGGCATCGAGTGCAAAGCCAACGGCGGCAAGCCTACCGCGCTACAGCTAAAAAATTTGCGGGAACTATCATCGGCGGGGGGCATAGCCGTGCTTGTCGATGAAACCGGCCTCGACAATTTAAAAACTTTATTAACCGATGTTAATAAATCGAGCGACGGGGCTTTTCTTAACTTTCTCAAAAACTTTAACGAAGGAGTTTAACGTGCTTAGAGATGGACGATTCATCAAAGAAGAGCCGCCAAAGATTGGATCGCATTACGCCCCACTAAATAAACCCAAGACCTACACTAAAGAAGAGCAGTTCATGCAGAACGTCTTGTTAGGCATACGTGAGCAGCGGCAATCTTTTTTGTCGAAGCTGTTCGGCTACATGTTGCGGGTCTGACTGGAGATTGAAATGAACCAACCATTTGTGCTTTTGGACACCATCATAAAAGAGTTTAAACTTAAAAACGACGCGCAGTTGTCTAAGTTTTTGGGAGTTAACGCAAGCATCGTATGTAAATGGCGTAGCAGAACTCAATCAATATCGGGGGATCGAATCCTGTTGATATACGACAAAACAGGTTGGACTATTGAGAAAATTAGGAGACTACTAACATGTTAGCCATACTGATGAGCATCATTTTGGTAGGTGGTTGGGTTGCGATGCTTGCTATTGGGTTAGCGGCGGCACTACACATGTTTTTAGATATTGACGTTTAGGAGGTGGGATGGTTATCGAGACGCCTGTGAAGGTACGGTTCTGCACGAGCTGCCAAGCAGACAGAGAAGAAGATACTGGTGAGGTCAAAGTCAAAGGCAAGATTAAACGCTGGGTATGCCGAGCATGCTTGGATCGCAAGACTGTGAGCATTTACCGCAACGTAAATAAGGAGAAGAGAGGAAAAGAATGAGCAACCCACAAACGGAGGATTTAGGTGAAGACAATTATCCATGTAAATCAACACGTTATACGTGCTAACGGGAAATCCGGAAAGCGGGAGCCGGTATTGACGGTCAAGACGTACAAGTCGAACACGTACGCACATGAGGTAGAGGTCAAGGGTCCGTCCAAGATTGTGTATTCTCCTGACAAGCCGTTGTCATGCGGCGCGAAGGTTTGGATTGAAACGCAAGCCGAAGTAGTGCCGATTGTTTTGGAGGAAGCATGAACAGAGATGACATGCATACCTGTCACTCGGAGTGCCAGCGCCCTATATGTGTTGCAGTTCGTGAGGCAGTAGCAGCAGAGCGTGAGGCGTGTGCTGATATAGCGGAAAACTGGAAATGTAACGGTATGCCAAGAACAGTGTTAGCAGATCAAATACGCGCAAGGGGTGCGCCATGATCACACTAACCCGCGAGGAAGCGCAGCAGGTGCTGGATGCGTTGCAATGCGCTACGCCGCCGACATTCAGCACAAAGATAGTAGAGGATTGGCAAAGCGCAGTCGAATTCCTCCGCGCCCGACTCGCGCAGCCTGAACGCGAATGGCAGGGGCTGACAGCAGAAGAACTTGCAGAGATAGCAGAGTTTCATTTTCACGGCGCGTTATCTGGAAGAGAATTTTATGACGACATCGAAGCCAAGCTGAAGGAGAAGAACACATGGGCAAAATAAACAAGGGACTGCTTACAAGCACGACTGACCTGTGGTCTACGCCGCAAGATTTTTTTAACCAACAGAACGCCCTGTATGGCCCATTTACATTAGATGTATGCGCAGATGAGACGAACGCCAAATGCGCTGTGTATTTCGATAAAACGACTGATGGCCTGAAGCAAATATGGACAGGCAAGTGTTGGATGAACCCACCTTACGGTCGAGAAATTTCTAAGTGGATGAAAAAAGCATATGAATCAGCAGGTAATGGCACTGTGGTTGTCTGCTTGGTTCCCGCCCGAACTGACACTAAGTGGTGGCACGACTATGCCGTCAAAGGACAGATTACGTTTCTTCGCGGTAGATTAAAGTTTGGCGGAGCAAAAAATAGTGCGCCATTCCCATCAGCAGTTGTTGTTTTTAGTTAAGCTGAAGGAGAAGAACACGTGAACTGTGCCGACTGTGGTAACAGCAAGCTAGCTATCTACGATACTAGGCATGTAGGTGACTATGTGGTACGGAAAAGAAAGTGTCTAGTATGTGAAGAGAAGTTTTACACCATCGAAAGCTACATGACCGAAGAAGAACTTGAAGTGATTGAGAATTTAAAAAGGGAGAAGGCTTGAGCCAGCCAAGCAAAGGGGCGTTGGTTAAGTTGCAGCGGGCGCTGCGGGGTAGGTATTTGTTCACCGTAAAAGATGTTGCGCGGATACTGAAGCGAAGTATACGCAGTGCGGAGCGTTACATCGCCATGCTAAAAGAACTTGATGTAATTGAACTTAGATTCCGAGGCGAAGATCGCTATCACTATTACCGTGTCAGGAGAAACAAATGAAGTTGGATAAATTGGCGCAAGCCTTGAACTCGTTGTACAGTAAGTTCGGTGTGGATAGCACCGATGTTTTGATTCTGAACGACATCATCGAGATGAACAAACGTGGTGACGTGCTGACCATGCAGTTCATAAAAAATTTCAACGGTGCATCCGAAGCCACGACTCACGCACGTATGAAGAGGTTGGTGCAGTCTGGATTGCTTTCACGTGTTGGTGATGATACCAATCTACGTATCAAGAAGTTGAAACCCACAAACAAAACGAACGAACTTGTCAGATACCTAGCGGAGATTTGATATGGTGATGATTGTCCCAGAGGATGTTCCTAGGCACAACACCGCGATAGGTGCCGATAACCTAACGCCCGGAGGAATCATTTCTTCAAAAGGCTACAAAACTGTAAGGGAGGCTTTTCAAGAAGTTTCTTTCAAAACAATGATGCTTGAGTATTGGAAAGGGCAGATTGAAACCGTGCAGGACGGTAGGTATAACGGATCAAAATATGCCGGAAGTATTCTCAGGTCTGCCATTTTAGAGCACCCAAAAATTTTATTAGAACATGAGGATTTTACGAATGTAAAAATTACTCCGCATTTTAAAGAGGTGCAAGCGATAAGGTTGCCTTTTCCTAAAATGGTGGTAGTTGTAGGAGAGCCGTACGACTATATAAAACGTCTCATACCCGAACAACACAAAATGACCGCAGATTATGGCGATGGGCACTTACGACATTTCTATTCGTTTTACGCCAGCCAAGTCGGAGATCAGGTGCATATTGTTGTACCTATGGTTGATCCAAAGGTAAGCCGCGCAACTTTGGTGGAAATTCAAATGACCTATGGGGAAACCCCTACAGGGGAAGCAAAAATGGCGGTGTGGATACTTCCCGAACAAACTGCATGGATAGGTCAGCGGGACGTGGACTTTGTGACACGTTATTTGGCTGAAGCTATTTATATGATGACGCTGAACCCCGCCACTACACAAGCGTACGTATCAATACCAACCAAAGAAGAAATCGAGAAAAATAAAAAGCGAATCAACAGGAACAAAAAGCCATTGATCGAGTTCAAACTGATTACGATAGATGGTAAAAAACCAGACCCGATCAAAGCGCCCCCGCTTGGCACACATGCTTCACCAAGACAACATTGGCGGCGTGGGCACTGGCGGCATTACACATCGGGCAAATCTGTGTTTATCGACCCCATGCTGGTTGGTGACGAGAAGAATGGCAAAATCGTGAAGGACTATGCGGTAGGACTTTATGACAATGCTAAAAATAAACGAGTGCAACAAGGACTTCAATGATCATTACCGTAGATTTTGAGACGTACTACGACAAAGAGTTCTCCCTATCCAAACTGACCACCGAAGAATACGTACGTGACGATAAGTTTGAAGTAATCGGTGTAGGGGTCAAAGTTGATAACGGAGAAACGACTTGGCTGACCGGCACAAAGGACGAACTCAGGAAGCACCTACGCCAGTACGATTGGGCGGACTCATTTGTGTTGGCGCACAACACGATGTTTGATGGAGCCATTCTGTCATGGCACTTTAGCGTCACCCCCAAAGGCTGGTTCGATACCCTCTGCATGGCACGTGCGATAAATGGTGTAGATGCCGGAGGTAGCTTGAAAGCGTTGGCAGAACGCTATCAAATTGGCGTCAAGGGAGACGAGGTTATCAATGCGCTGGGTAAGCGCAGGGTGGAATTCTCTGAAGAAGAGTTAGCCCGATACGGTGCGTACTGTCGCAACGACGTGGATTTGACACACACCTTGTTTAGTATTCTGATGGAGTCGTTTCCTAAGAAAGAACTTAAAGTTATCGATACAACTCTAAAGATGTTTGTAGAACCAGAGCTGGAGTTGGACACGGCAATGCTGGAGCAGCATCTTATAGACGTGAAGACCAAGAAAGAAAAGCTTTTGGCGGCAGCGGCAGCGGACAAGGACACGTTGATGTCGAACGACAAGTTCGCGGAGTTGCTTATCAGTCTGAAGGTAGAGCCACCCCGCAAGATAAGTGCGCGGACAGGTAAGGAAGCGTGGGCATTTGCCAAGACAGACGAAGAATTCAAGGCACTTACAGAACACCCCGACCCGCGTGTACAGGCGTTAGTGGCTGCGCGGCTGGGCACCAAAACTACTCTGGAAGAAACCCGCACCCAGCGGTTTATTGATATTTCCAATCGCGGCAAGCTGCCTGTACCCATCAAGTACTACGCGGCGCACACCGGACGGTGGGGAGGGGATGACAAGATCAACCTTCAGAACCTACCAAGCCGAGGGCAGAACGCAGGTAAGTTGAAGTCATCGATCAAGCCGCCAGAGGGTTACGTCATCATCGACTCGGACTCATCGCAGATCGAAGCGCGGACGGTTGCGTGGCTGGCAGGGCAAGATGATTTGGTGGAGGCGTTCGACAAGGGCGAGGACGTGTACAAGCTCATGGCATCCGCTATCTACGGCAAAGAAGTTGATGACATCACTAAAGAAGAACGGTTCGTGGGGAAGACTACGATTCTCGGTGCGGGTTATGGCATGGGCGCGGAGAAGTTTCAGAACCAGCTAAAAATCTTCGGTGTGGACGTATCGCTAGAAGAATGTAAGCGCATCATCATGGTCTACCGTCAGACCTATGCCAAGATTCCGGCGCTGTGGCGACAGGCGCATACGTGTTTGGGTGCGATTATCAGCGGCAACGCAGCATCATTTGGCGCAGTTGATGCGGTTATATTTGACCCGACCGAGCGAGGGTTCCTGCTACCTAGTGGGTTGTGGCAGCGGTACGAAGGGTTGGAGCGTGTGTACGACCCCGAGGGCAAGGAGCAGTTCCAGTACAAGACCCGCAAGGGGTTTGTGAAAATTTATGGTGGTAAGGTGGTCGAGAACATCTGCCAAGCTGTTGCTAGGTGTGTAATTGCGGAGCAGATGATCAAGATCGCCAAGCAGTACCGAGTGGTGCTTACTGTGCATGATGCTGTGGCGTGTATCGCACCGGTGGAAGAGGCTGGTGAGGCTAAAAATTATATAGAAACTTGTATGCGGTGGCGTCCAGACTGGGCGGCTACACTTCCTTTGAACTGTGAAGTTGGAGTTGGAGATAACTATGGGGCAGTCTAAAGTTGCTTGGTCTTATTCGTCGCTTGATATGTTTAAGCTTTGTCCACACAAGTATTATCGACTGAAGGTTAAGAAGGATGTGATTGACCCCCCGCAAGAACACCTGCGATTTGGGTTGAACGTACACAAAGCAGCAGAAGATTTCATCAAGGAGGGCAAGCCTATCCCCCCGCAGTACAGCGCCATGCTGGAGCCGCTAAAGAAGCTACGGGATATGGACGGAGAGAAGCTCTGCGAGTACCGGCTTGGATTGACGAGAGACTTGCAACCTTGTAAGTTTGGGGCGAAGGACGTGTGGTGGCGGGGTATCGCTGACTTGATCGTGCTGCGCAATAACAAAGCGTATATAGTTGATTACAAAACTAGCAAGTCATCGAAGTACGCGGACACCAAGCAGCTAGAGATTCTGTCGTTAGCATTATTTAAACACTTCCCACAAGTCAAGAAGATCAAGGCAGGTCTTTTGTTCGTGGTGGCAAACGATTTTGTGACTACTGAATACGAGTTTGGCAACTCTGGTTCGTACTGGACGAAGTGGATTGCGGATGTGGATCGGTTGGAAAAGGCCGTAGAATTAAACGTGTGGAACCCACGCCCCAACTTCACCTGCGGACAGTGGTGCCCAGTTAAGGATTGCATTCATAACGGTAAAGGAGAGTACCGATGAGCAGAGATTTGACAATCCGTTTGAGCGATCTTCCAGTTGAAGAAGGCGGCGCTAACTTCATGGATGTTGGGTACTTCACCGATCAGGATACTGGCAACAGCGCACAGACGATGCTTACCTTGTCTGACGTTGGCGGCGCTATCATAAATTTATACGTCAAAGATAAATACAACAAAGAAGAAATAATTAAGCTTGAAGATATATCCAGTGTTTCTGTTGAGTTTTACGGAAGTGTTGAACGCGATGATTTTTTACGTGGGCTGCAAATGATCTTAGCCGCAGAGAAAATCACAGACATTCTTACGTAGCGAGGTTGGCATGCCGTACAAAAACAAAGAGGATCGCAACTACAAACGTGAATACGCCAAGTATCAGGGAACCGAAGAACAGAAGAACAATCGGGTCGAGCGTAATGCTGCACGTAGGAAGTTGTTGAAAGATGGTAAGGTCAGTAAGGGCGATGACAACGATGTAGCGCATCGCAAAGCCATCGACAAAGGGGGTTCCACAAAAGATGGAGTCCGTGTAGAATCAAAGACAGCAAATAGATCGTTTCGTCGAGACAGCAAAGGAAACCTAGTTTCCGAGAAGAGTAAGCGCGAAGCGAAGAAGTAAGTAGTTTACAAAATAAGTTTTTAGTAGGCCGTGAGTGGAAATACCACTTCCGGCCTATCAGTGTCTGGAGATAGAGTGCAAATCATCGACAACAGGGCATTGCTGCTGCGCGTTAAAGAACCTAACCGCATCACGACAGTCATACCAAAAGCAAAAATCCTCAACACAGGTGAGGTGCTAGTGAAGTGGGGGCTCGAAGAAGCTCAGGTGCTAAAGAACCTACGCATCAAGAACGTACCATCCCCAATCAAAAACAAGTATGAATGGCCCGGGCTATACAAGCCGTTCGATCACCAGAAAGAAACCGCATCGTTCCTAACCCTGCACAAACGGGCGTTCTGTTTTAATGAGCAGGGTACTGGCAAAACATCAAGCGTCATCTGGGCAGCGGACTACCTACTAAACGAGGGTGCCATCAAACGGGTGCTAGTGCTGTGTCCGCTATCCATTATGCAGTCGGCGTGGGAGACAGACTTATTTAAGTTTGCCATGCACCGCACCTGCGCTATCGCGCACAGCTATTCTAAAGAGAAACGTGCTGCTGCTATCAACAGCGAAGCTGAGTTTGTTATCATCAACTACGATGGGTTAGAAATCGTCAAGGAAGAAGTTGCTGCGGCTAACTTTGATTTAATTGTGGTGGATGAAGCTAACGCCTACAAAAATGTTCAGACGAAACGCTGGAAAACATTGGCGTCAATCATCAAGCCATCAACATGGGTATGGATGCTGACCGGAACCCCTGCGTCGCAGTCCCCAACAGATGCCTACGGACTTGCCAAGATCATCAACCCAAGCGGAGTGCCTAAGTTTCAGGGTGCCTTCCGCGACATGGTAATGCAGCGCATTACACAATTTAAGTGGGTGCCCAAGCCACGCTCAGAGAAGATAGTGCATGAGGTTCTGCAACCCGCCATCCGGTTCACCAAAGCAGAGTGCCTCGATCTGCCGGACATGACCTACGTAACTCGGGACGTGCCGCTATCTGAGCAACAGAAAAAATTTTACGAGTTAATCAGAAGAGACATGATGACGGTCGCCGCAGGGGAAGAGATCACTACGATAAATGCTGCGGCTAATTTAAACAAGTTGCTACAGCTATCGTGTGGTGCAGTGTATGCAGATACTGGAGAGGTGGTGGCGTTCGATGCTAAGAGTCGTTTAAACGCACTGCTGGAGGTTATAGAAGAGGCAAGCCACAAGGTCATCGTCTTTGCGCCGTTCAAACATGCCATTGCCATAATTGCCGAAGAGTTAAGGTCGAACGGTATTAGCACCGAGGTAATTCATGGCGGCATCAGTGCAACCAAACGCACAGAAATATTTGCTGATTTCCAAACGACAGACAAGCCTCACGTGCTAGTCATTCAACCACAAGCTGCTGCGCACGGTGTGACACTGCATGCTGCAAACGTCGTTGTGTGGTGGGGGCCAATTACATCTATTGAAACTTACCTACAAGCTAATGCACGAGTGCATCGTGCTGGGCAACGCAACCCGTGTACCGTTGTGCATCTGCAAGGTAGCCCTGTCGAACATCGTATCTACAAGATGTTGTCAGAGAAAGTTGATATTCATTCACGACTAATCGATCTTTATAAAAATGTGGTTGAAGACACTTGACAATGTAAACCACAGTGTCCATAATTATTCAGCAGTTCATAAAAAGGAGAGTGCGATGTCAGAAACAGTTAATGCCGATAGGCTTACAAAAGTCTACGTCAAAATCCGTGAGAAGCGTAAAGAACTTGCCAAGCAAGATCGTGAACTAGAAGAGCAGTTGGAGTTAGTCGCTCATCAGTTACTCGAAATATGCAAAGAGCAAGGAGCTGCAACTATACGCACTCAGCACGGCACCATCTCACGAAGAACTAACAAACGATTCTGGCCTACGGACTGGGAAGCGTTCTATAAGTTCGTCAAAGAGAAAGATGCTATGTCGTTGCTTTATCAACGCATCAACACAGCTAACATGCAGCAATACCTCGAAGAAAACCCCGATGTGCATCCGCCGGGGCTGAACGCGGATGTGACACAAACTATTGTTATCGTTAAACGCTAGGAGAGTGCAATGAGTAACGAACTCGCAGTGCTGGATCAAGGTCTTCCCTCTTACCTGAAAGATGCGGAATTAGATGCAACCACAAAAGCCCTGATGGGTGGTAGTGGTGGCGGTGAATCGAAACGTATCTCCATCAAGGGCGGTGTATGGCGCATGATGGTGAATGGTAAGGAAGTAGCTAAGAACGAAGATCGCTCGATGAATGTTGTAATCGTCGCAGCGGCAGAGAAAGTATCAAGGACATTTTATGCAAAGCAATTTACAGAAGGCGGCGAAGTCAGTGCCCCCGACTGCTGGTCAGCGGATGGAGAAATGCCAGACGCAAAAGTCAAAGAACCACAATCTAAGCGATGCCTCGATTGCCCACAAAACATTAGAGGCTCGGGACAGGGTGAAAGCCGTGCTTGCCGTTACAGTCAACGCTTGGCTGTCGTGTTAGCCAATGATGTTAAAGGCGACATCTTCCAGTTGACCTTACCTGCCGCATCCATCTTTGGTAGCGGTGAAGCTGGTAAGTGGCCTCTGCAAACATACGCCAAGATGATTGGCAGCAAGGGCGTACCCATCACGGCTGTTGTTACCGAGATGCGCTTTGATACTGACAGCGCTACACCGAAGCTGACATTTAAGCCAGTACGTGTTCTGGATTCCAACGAGCATGCGACTGCAATCGAGCAGGGCAAGTCACCGGCTGCAAAACGTGCCATCACTATGACCGTTGCCGAAACCGACGGAGTGAAGGTAGCGGAAGCCAACGCTCTGGAATTCGAAACGGTTAAACCGAAGAAAGAAGTTGCTACCGTAAAAGTAGAAGAAGTCGAAGAACCTGTGAAGCGCACTGCGAAGAAGGAGGAAGCGCCAGCGGAGAAGAAAGACCTGTCGAAAATCCTTGACGAGTGGGATGACTAATATGCCGACCGGATACTCACTACTAACCGTGGAAGAGATTCGGAGGGCTGACCAAAAACTGCTCGGCGTACAACTAGCACAGATTTGTTTACGAGACGACATTCCTGTCACAGATGTTGCCGACTTTTTTAAAGTCAGTCGAATGACCGTTTACAAGTGGTTCAAAGGTAGAGCGGTTGTCTCCGGCAAACACGTTGACCGCATGAAGAAGCTAATTGAAAAGTTAGCTTAACAGTTGTAGGGGGGCTAGGTTAGCTACCGAAGAGGGCGTTACCGTCGCGCTCCTGCCCACCCTCTTTCGACGGCTTGTTAAGGACGGTTATGCTCTCTCGCAAAGAATTTTTTGCATTGGTGTTGCCACCTCTTGAAGAAGGTGAGCACTACTGCAACTGGGGCAATAAAAAAGAGCTTATAGAAGAAAACGGAGAACTTAAACCCAAAGATGTTGTCCGGCAACGATTCGCAAGTAGTATCGACGTTCTCAGTACCCAAGCCGACGCGTTTCAAGCGGACGGGTTCAATGCTTTCTTTGGACTGGCGAAGTTTGGTGCAACAAAAAACGGTCGGTATGCGACCAACGCTATTTCGCTTAAGTCATTTTTCCTAGACCTCGACTGTGGTGAGGGGAAGCCGTATACCACGTTAGATGATGGTTTAGTAGCACTCAAAAACTTCTGCAAAGCCACTGGGTTACCGAAGCCGACGATTCTTAGGTCTGGGCGCGGTGCGCACGTGTACTGGATTCTTGAAGAGCCTCTCACCAGAGAGGAGTGGAAGCCATTCGCCGAGCAGCTTAAGAGCCTTTGTAGCACACACAAGTTTGATATTGATTACGCTGTGCCAGCGGATGCGGCACGGGTATTGCGCGTTCCTGAAACCAACCACCTGAAAGACCCGACCAATCCTATACCGGTCGAGATTCTGTATCTGGCACCGCTGGTTCCGAACGAGCGCGTAAAGAAACTGTTAGAGCCATCAGACGCCATATTAGATACCGTTGCCAAAGAGTTTGGTAAGCGTCCCCTTGATGCAACCACCCTAGCTCTAATTGGCGCGAGTCAGTCACGGTTCAAAACAATCTTGATCAAGTCGGTTGAGGGTAACGGCTGCGCACAGATCGTTAATATCTACGACAACCAAGCCACAATCGAAGAGCCGTTGTGGAGAGCCGGTCTGTCTATTGCCCAACAGTGCATAGACCGCGACAAAGCAATACACGCTATCAGCAAGGGATACCCGGGATATTCGTTTGAGAACACCGAGAAGAAAGCTAACGAGACGAAGGGCCCGTACACCTGCGAGACTTTCAAGAAACTTAATCCCACAGGTTGCGAAGGGTGCGCGTTAAAGATCACCTCACCGATTCAACTTGGTAAAGAGATCGTAGAAGCGACAGAAGAGCAGAACACCGTTATCGGTATCGAAGCGCAGACTAAAGAGGCTAAGGAATACGTCATCCCGAAACTACCGTTCCCGTTTTTTCGTGGCAAGAATGGTGGGGTATTCGTCCATACCAAAGACAAAGACGGTAATGACATAGATGACGTTGTTTACCCGTACGACTTTTACGTAGTTAAACGCATGACCGACCCCGACTTGGGGGAGACTTTGCTGCTGCGTCTGCACCTACCAAAAGATGGGGTACGTGAGTTCATCATGCCGTTAGCGTCGGCACTAGCTAAAGATAAGTTCAGAGAAATCATCGCATCGCATGGTATTGCTGCCCTCAGTAAGCAGCAAGATACGCTCATGTGGTACGTAGCAAAATGGGTGGAGGAGTTGCAAATGTCAATGCAAGCAGAGAAGGCGCACAAACAGTTTGGTTGGACAGAAGACCAGTCTGCAATCATCGTAGGTGACAGAGAGATCAGAGCAACAGGAATAAGCTACAGCCCCCCATCTA